TGAAGACGTTGCTGAGATCATCAAGAAGATTAACAAGCGGCCTAGAAAATGCCTTGGCTTCAAGACGCCAAATCAACTATTCTTAGACACCGACCAACCTGTTGCACTGGTGAGTTGAATCCGCGATCCCTTTGACCATGTCATTAGTCAGATAAGGGTAAGGAATGCCCAGCGCAGATGCGACCTGCAGCAGGGTCCGATATTGGAATGGCTCATAGGTTGCCCCGCTGTCGGCGGGTTGGCCCACGGTTACGTCCTCGCCTGGATCTAGACGTACGATTTGGCCCGGGCTGATCTCGACACCCGCTGGCATATCCTCGTCCTCGGCTGGAGCAAGAGGGTTCTCTGGCGCCGGAGAGGTCACGAACATCGCATACATCGCCGCAACCTTTTTGCGGTCGAGCTCGGCGTCGTCGTACTGATCGAGCAGGAACAGCTTCACGATGGCTGGCGCCAGTTTCGACACCCCGCGCAGCTGCCCGCCCTCGACGGGGTCGATGACGTGGATCACTTCTGATGCGGGCACACGAACAATCTCCCCTGCCAGTCCTGGATCAGTGCTGTCACCGGGATGGCGACGGAAGAAATGATAGGCGGTGCGGCGTCCAATCCGGTCAAACTCAATGCCCTGCCGGATGGCATTGCCGTTGGCTGCGACGCCCGTCTGTTCCAACGGTAACATCTCTGCGGGCAGCATCTGTAACTGCAGGGGAACAGATAGCCCATCGCCCGCGCGGCGCATCCTTATCCGGAAGAACACCTCGCCAGCCATGAACACCTCGCGCGCGGCGCGGCGTTGCAATCCGTAGAAGTCCGTCAGCCCCTCGGCATCCGCCTCATCGGTCCAGGATAACCACAGGCGCTGCAGTTCTTCCTTGCGGGCAGCATCGGCAATCTTCGAGATCGGTTTGATCCCATCGCCCACGGTATTAGCAGCCCAGCTTTCGACCGCGTTGACGGCATAGCCGTTGTTGCGCACCAGCCAGCGGGCGCGGGCGGTGATATCGGGGCCCGAGGCTGCGATCAGCGCGTTCACATGTGCGCGCGTCGCGTGGAACCCGCGCAGCCGCCGATGGTGTTGACCCGCATCAAAGCCACCGATGAAAGCGCCCAAACGCTGCCGCCAGTTCATCACAGATCTTTCACGGCATAGGGACGCAAAATGCGCCCAGCGCCGCGCTCCAGTTTCGCGATGCGGCGCTCGATATCCCCTATCGCTGCAGCAAGCTCTGCGTCCGAGCCATAGGTCACGGTCTTGCCGTCATAGCTGACTGATCGTGTGCCGCTGTAACGCGCAGCCAGGAGTGCGCTGTGGCGGAGTTTCAGATCATCAAGGGTCATGCTTATTCCATGTATTTGGGCGTGCTGATCTTCCAGTCACGCCGCCGCGGGGTGGTGATGCGCCCGGCTTGCGGTTCGGTCGATTTCTCGGTCTCAGCGGTTTGCGTGATTGCTGCTGTTTCCACGCCCGCCTGCTTCTCCAGCTGCCGCCACATCCGCTCGTCGAAGCGGTCCGCGCCGAGGATCCATGCGGCAGCCCGCGCATAAACGCGGGTATCCAGCGCCTCATTCCGCTCGCGCAGCTTCTGCCATTCCTGCCGGGCAAAGCCGCGCTTGTTGCGGATCGTGATGAGCTGTTCGCCCACCAGCTGTTTGAGCCATTCGCTGTCGGCCCAGTCGGGCAGATGGATCGTGCCGGCAGGATCCGCCACCCCAAGTGCACGGTCTTCATTGCTGGGCCGCTCGATGCGCAGATAGCGATAGGTCTCGGCCTTGAAGGTGGCTGTGGCCACGGTCCAGAGCCGCGCACCGCGCTTCAGCTTGCGGCCATTCACCGTGGCATCGACAAAGGTCGGCCCCGATACCGGCGTGGCTCGGTTGAACCCTTCCAAGCCTTTCACGGGTGCCACCTGTGCGATCCCTTGCTTGCGCGCCCATGCGTAGACGGCGGCGGACTCGTAGCCGGTGTCAATAGCCAGCTTCGCCAGCGTCATGATCGCACCATTCTCATGCGTCCATGTCTGGCTCAGCAGACTGGTCAGCTTGTCCCAGCAGGCAGGATCATCCGGCCCGCCCGGAATCACGATGTGATCGACGAGCCAGCTTTCCAAGCCGCGCCCCCAAGCCCATACATCGACCTCGATGCGGTCTTTTTGCACGTCGGCCCCTGCGGTCAGGAACAACCCACCTGCGGGGATCTGGGCCGGAAAGGTGATGCGCCGGTCTGCCAGCCGTTGCCATTCCGGGGCTTCACCGCTCTCAACCCAGGTCTCGCCCAGCAGCGTGTTGCGCGCTGCGCGCAGCATCTCGTCTGAGCCTTGCGCTGCCCGCCAGTCCCGTGCGATCTGCTCCCAGCTTTTCCAGCCGATCGGAGAATAGAGTGCTGAGAGGTGGAAGCCGATAGCATGCGGATTGTCCGACACTGCCGTCGCCCGCCATTCCCCTCGTTCCAGCATCTGCGTCTTGTGGTGCTCTGCGATGGGCTTATCACAGGCCTCGCAATGATACGCCGCCGTTTCTGGCTGTCCCTTGGCCCAGCGCAGCCGCTCGAACTGTAACCACTGCATCGCACCACAGTGCGGACAGGGCACGAAATAGCGCCGCTGGTCGGAGGCTTCGAATTCCCGCTCGATCCGGCTCAGCCCACGGATGGTGGGGGTCGACACCATGAACACCTTGCGCCGATGCGCGAAGGTCGTCGTCCGCGCCTCGGCCAGCGTGACGGGATCACCTTCCTCGTCGGCCGAGGCTGGATAGGCATCGACCTCATCCAGAAACACATAGCGCGCGGGCATCGACCGCAGGCCGGTCGCACTGTTAGCCCCGGTCAGCACAAGAATGCCGCCTGGGAATTCCTTCGACAGCATCGAATTGCCCGCATCGCGCGACCGCGCCGGCTGGACGCGCTCTTTCAGCGCGGGGCTGTCCTCAATCAGCGGATCAATCCGGCCGCGCGATGTGCGCTTGGCCATCTCGACTGTGGGCAGCACGGCCAGCATGGGCCCTGGCGCGTGGTGGATCACAAAGCCGATCCAGTTATTACCTGCCTCCGTGGCCCCAACCTGCGCGGCCTTCATAAATGTAACCCGCTGCGCTGGATGCCCGGGCGAGAGTGCATCCATGATCGCGCGCAGATAGGGCGTCCGAGATGTGCGGTACTGCCCGGGTTCGGCGCTTGCCCGCGATGACAGCTTGCGATGCGCATCCGCCCATTGCGACACCGTCAGATCCGGATCGGGCCGTAAGCCACGGCGCCAGACACGCAGGATGTCCTCGGCGCCGTCAAAGCCGAGATCAAGGCCCTCGGTTAGATCAGTATCACGACCTCCTTCATTCAAGCGAGACCCTGAGGTCGGCAAGGGCGTTGAGCTGCTCTCGGACATGGGTTTCCAGCACCCTTTGCAGGATCGCAGTCTCGATTGTCACGGGCACCCCCGACACCTTCTCCATTTCTGCGGATAATTGCGCTGCCATCAAGGCGGACACACGGGTAGGCCAAGTGACCCAGACATCGCGCTCCTGGCGCGCCAGGCGAAACACCAGCGTTTCCGCCCGTGCACGGTCGACCAGCACGCCTTTTTTGCGCTGGATCGACAGCTGGAGCTCCTGCGCTTGGTAGACCGTCAGCGCTGTGCGCGCCTTCAGATAGGACGTGCTGTCGCCGGAACCGGAGACGCTGCCGCCCCCGATCACTCCACTATCACCCCCAGCGCCCAAACCGCCGCGCGACCGAAGCTGTTGGTCAGGATCGGTCATCGCACCCCGGCGTGCATCCGATGCCGCTGCATTGATCGACCCGTCTGCAAACAGCACCAACCGCCCGTTCTTGCGGGCCTTCTGCACGGCACCGCGCGAGAGGCGGGAGCGTTCTGCATAGGCGCGTTCAGACAGTCCTTCCATGGCGATTGGTTTGACCTCAACATATTGGAAATAAACAGGAATAACGATCTAATTGAGTTGATTACACTCCGCGATAGAACGAATCTGGTCTCACACAAACACGCTTGACCGGAGACAAAACCATGACCCTTGCAGAACGCTACAACGCTGAAACCCGCCGGATCCTGCCGCACATGGCAGACAGCCTTGAAGTTGACCCCGCTATCACCCGCGCCGGAGAGATTGACGACATCGTCTTTCGCCGCAGCGAACTTCTCGGCGGGATGGCGATCGCCATTCTTGCCATGATCGAACAGCAAAATTGAAGGCTCAATTCGCATTAGCTATGCACATGGTCCAACCGGCAGGATTCCTACTGCTGCGGCGAGGACGGCGCGTGGTGTGGGTTGCCTTGGAAGCA